TCTGCGTTTCCAGCAGTTCTGTTTTAATCAGCCACAGCCCGGCGCGGTGTGCCTGCCCCCGGCTGGTACAGCCAAAAGCATCCATCTTCGTGACATTACGACCGTAACGGGCAATGGCCTGCGTATCCTCCACAAGCTCTGTCGCCGTCTCCCAGCCGTTATCCGGGTCAATCCAGTTCACCTCAACGGCATTATGGCGGTCCTTCAGGGCGCTGAAGCTGTAGCGGAACGGCGCGCCATCATCCGGCATCACCACATTACTGCGGTTATAGGTCCACACCTTATCTGATGGTCGGTCCTGCACGAACGTCAGCGTCTGCCCGTTCCATACCGGCATACAGCGCATCGCCGAGCAGAAATCACTGAGCACATCCCACGCCTTACGCTGTGTGGTCAGGTAAGCGTTACAGGTGATGCGCGA